AAATAATCTTCGTTCATTGACAATGGATTGTATGTAGCATCAACAATAGCTTGACCACCGTGTACGCTTGGAATACGTCTTTGATGAATCTCATTCTTAATACGTTCAACAAAAGCCATAGCTAAGTGACTTGGCATGTTACCAACGTCAATCTTAAACATTCTACGTTCTGGTGCTCGTTGTACACGATAAATCAATACCGCATCTTCTAATAATTCTTTTTGTTTATATACTTTGAAAATATTTTCTAAAATACTTTGACCAAAAGGCCAAAAACGATCAAGACCTTCTGTTAAACTTAAGTGAACAATATGTTTAGCATCAATGGCACTTTCAGCTTGACCCAATGTAAAACGACTACCAGTTGTATTATACGGCATACTTGGAACAGTATAGCCGCCGCTGGCGCCGCCTCCACCTGTTCCACCTGAACCAGTTGCTGGATTAGCCGCAAAATCTGTATTGGTTTTAGTAGCAACAGTTAAATTTTGTAGATTAATGTTAATGTCTTTGATGACATACTGTTCAGGCTTTTTACCTTCACTTTCGTTAACAATAACTTTAATAATCTTAGTCATGTCAATCCAAAACAATTTAAATGTTTCTGGATCACGTACAAATACTTGATCTCCGTACTTTACAGTATTACGGAAAATTTTGAAAGTTCTTGTTCCAAATTCGTTTAGTTTACACCATTGTTGTAATTGCGTCTTTAGAAGTTCTACTTCATGCGGAGTAGGATCTTCAGTGAATTGTAGATTGAATGGGGTATCGTTATGTTCGTTTTTTTGTGTACTGAACTCAGCTAATATATCTAAACATGCATTAATCTCGGCATCAACATCCATCATCTCATATTGATTGTATCGTTCAATACGATTTGGGTGACCAGTATAGACTTCAGGTAATCGGCTACCGTAATTTTTATAACCCATTTCAGAGTTATTCCATCCACCTGTTGGTGAATTATTTTGTCCTGGGCTACCGTTCCATGAACCGGTGCTATTGCCACCGCCAATAGGGCTAGATATACCACTCTTATTTGTGAAACGTTTTTTGTAGGTCATAATATTATATAGTATTTAGTATGAAATCAATTATACGGCAGAAAACTTAACTAGCTTTTCAGTCTGGCTATTTCCATCTTCAAGTGCGTTAATCATTGCATCAAACTTTTCTTCCATCATTATATATAAATCTGCCATAATTTGATTTGAACCATCATCAGAAGAAGAAGTATTAGTAGTAATGTTATTATTCATTTCCGATTTTAATTGTGATTCACTAGTGTTTAATAACTTAGTAATAATAGAGTCTGGGTTTAATGGTAATATAGCTTCATTACCATGCAACGTTGCTGGATATCCAGTTTCTGGACCCGATGCTAGTCCGCCTGCATCGGCACTAACTTTTGTGGGTAGTTTACCTGATCGTAATGCGTCTGCAAGAGTCTTCCCTTCAGTAGCCTGTTTATGACTTGATGTTTCACCGTGACCATATACCATAGACGCGCCGTATTTTGACATCAAACTTTTACCTAATTCAAATCCTGATTTTAATTGTGCTTGGCTCACATCAGAGTCGTCTTTTGATACTAAAGAAATACTTACAGAGTTACTATTACTAAGTCCGGGTTGCTTATCAGTTTTTCCTGCGTGCCATGCTGTTTGATCGTCAGGAACAAATGATGTTACAGAACCATCTTGATCTACCATATAATGGTAACCTAAACCTCTAGCTTTTAACGTTGAAATAGCACCTTGTACCCCTCGGCCACCTGTATGGTGAACTATGATACCATCTGTCTTTTTTCTAGGTCCTTTTGCCGCATCTCCTGCATCAGCCGAATTCATTTTTATTTCGGCTGGAGATCCGCCACCACCACCACCGCCGCCTACTTTTCCTTCAACGTCATCAGATGGTGGTTTTGCAGAATTTTTTGATCCGCTACCTCCGCCTAATAGTTTTGCGGACCAACTACTGCCGCCACCGCTACCACTAGCGGCAGGTGTAGAAGGAACACTTACTCCACCGCCTCCTCCTCCCCCAGAGCTAGCGGCTCCGCCACCGCCTCCACCTCCTCCACCGCCTCCTCCGCCTCCGCCACCGCCACCAGCGCGGCTGGCGCTAGCACCTCCACCAGCGCCGGAAGCATTACTACCCATGCCACTTGTTGCAGTGGGTTTGTTTAAATTAGTAATTGATGCTGTTAAATTAGTTAATGCAATATTAGTTGATAATAACGTTTTATTCAATGTAGATATTGTAACTTCTTGTGTATCAGATGCTTTAGTTAATTTTTTAGCATCTTCTCTAGCTTGTTTAGCTATTATTTCATCTTCTTTTGCTTTATCAGCAATAATTTTAGCTACATTTCCTGCTTCCGGGGCACCTGGAACTGGGGCACCTGCAACTGCCGGTTTATCAACCATAGATTTACCTACACTCTTACCTACTTTTTCACCTACAATTTCACCACCTTTACTACCCAACCAACCACCAACTGCCGCTCCTAACAGTCCACCAATAAGAGTTCCTACAACCGGTACTACTGAACCAATTGCGGCTCCAGCGGCTGCTCCTCCCCAAGCGCCGGCTGCGCCACCGGCTGCTTGACCAACGCCTGTTCCAACAGCTTCAGATTTCTTAACAGTACCTTCGTCTTTAGTTAATTCACCTCTTTTAACCTGATCGTCTACCTCTTTAGCACCTTGATATGCAGTATATGCGCCGGCGCCAACCGCTACCACGCCGGCTGCAGGGCCTGCAAATCTACCAGCAGTACCAGCCATTTTACTTAATGCGCCCGCATCTTTAACTGCGGATGCTCCTTTAACAAATCTACCTTTACTATCACGTGGTCTGTCTGGTTTATCTTTACCCTTACCTTTTTTGTCAGGTATATTAGGGCCTCCGCCGCCCATCTTATTCATCAGTGCGCTTGCAGCCATCTTACCTAATGCAAGTGCGGCTGCTGTAGCCGCGGCTGCTAATGCTAAAGCGGCAATTGTACCTGCATCAAATCCTTTTAATAAAGGATTATATGAGGCAATGAATTGATCTAAGGCAACTTTAGCCGCAATTTCTGCTTCAGTTAAATTGTTTCTAGCAACCTGAGCAGGGTCTGTTGCAGCCGCGCCGCCTGCCCCTTTTTCACCTGATGCTAGTCCTGCTGTTTTATTTTGAGCATCAGTCAATGCGGCTTGCTCATCACGTGTGCCCATTCTACCGTATGCTTGTGCAGTTTCTACTCCGCCTAATCCTAATGCTTTACCTACACTTTCACCACCATATACAGCCGCTGTACCACCCATTCCAAGCATTTTGTCACGCTTTTTCTTCATATCGTCACGTGTGGCGGCTGATATTCTATCTACTTCTTCGTCAGATTTTGCTTGTTCTAATTTTCGTTTTTCTGCGGCAGGATCAAAACCTATTGTTGCTAAGCCTGCAGTACTTTGGTCAAATGTACCAGTTCGTACTGCTCTTGCCATTTGTAAGCCTTGCTCTTTACCAAATGAGTGAACATATTCTTCTGCGGCACGTTTTCTATTTTTTTGTTGTTGTTCTAAATCTTTGGCTTCGTCTTCTCTACCTTCTGATCTTAATTGACGAATCTTAACTTGCTCCATCTGTGTTTGAATTTGTTCTTCATACACTTCGTTCGCAAGCATTTTTTCTTTTGCCAAATCATCTGCACTCTTACCAGTTAATGTTGAAAGACGTACTAAGTTTTCTGCATAATCAAGTGATGCGGCTTTTAAATTCTTACCTTGCTTTGCTTGGTCTGCTAAATTGATACCAGATAGTTCTTGTAGTTTTACATAGTCAGCTTGCTGGGACATCAATTCTTCTTGACTGACGCCCATACGTTGAAATGCCATACGCTGTTCTTTTGTAACAGCAGTCATATCCCCAAACGCTTTTATGCCATCACCTACTGTACCACCTAAGCCAGCCATACCTGTATTAGCTTTAGCCGCCGCCTTGGTCATTATATCTAAGTTACTTGATGTAAGGCCGGCTTTGTGACCCATATCTAGTACTTGTGATGCTGTTAATGATCCAGCGCCACCCAACTTACTTAAACTGTCGGTTGCTTTTAGTGTGTTGTCAGCTTGTTTAGTAAACTGCTCTGCCGCCATTGTCAAGCCTTTTAT